GTGGGGTATGGTTGCCTGCAGGCTCCGGGGCCAAGCCTTCTCAAGGTAGCCCTGAATATATAAGAAACAACTACGCCGAAGAACTAGCACGTAAAAAGGATTTCATAGATCCAGAAAAGTACGCAGCCATAGAAGGCATGCTGCGTTCTGGGAAAGTCGAAAAATACTTTAAGAACAAGTACGCAACAGGGGACGACCCTGTTCGTAACGCAATGGTAGCGGATCAGATTCCGTTTGAGACACTCAATACGGAACCGGGGATGGGTGCAAAAGCTTGGCAGGCACAACTAGATTTGTTAGAACGCGGGACATACCCAGAGTTAGTCAAACAACAGTTGGAATTCCTCTATGACAGCAATGCGCGTATTTTGCCAATGACGGTTAATACGCCCTCCCCAATCTTAGATATGGGCCAAAAGATGAGTCTTGAAGGCGTTCCTAAGGACTTTCAAAATCCTCCCGGAATACTAGACATACGAACAGATGTTCCGGGGTCATATTTCCCTGAGGAACCACCAGCAATACTACGTAGGACGTTGGAAAATAACCCGCCTCCAGCAGTGGCAACAGCGGTTAAAAAAGGGGAGCCTATTTATTCCTTTTCTGACCAAGTAAGTGGCTTTTCAAACATAAAAGCATTTGACTCAAACGAAGTCATTCCTGCCTTAGTTACCTTGACTCCAAAACAGCTCAACAAGATGAGCTTTGAAGAGGCGTTGATTGCTGGCCTTAAAAACACAAAAGCCGACCCATTAAGAAATTATCAAAAAGATGTAGATAGGCTTGTAAGGGCGACTAACCGTAATGATCTAGACAAGTTTAAGCCACGCAGTTTTAAGAGCGTGGAAGAATTGTATAGGTTCGGTACTGAGCCTGTGAAATTACCAGAAGGCAGACAAACGTATACCTTGGACACTGAGTGGGTTCAACTAACCGATCCACGAGCCGCATATCTTGAAGGCGAGGTAATGAGCCATTCAGTTGGCGGTTATTGGCTTCAGGAAAGGGGGTATGGGAGTATTGGTGAAGGAGGAAGAGAAGCCTTTGAGAAAGGTGATGCTGTTATATACTCCCTGCGGGATAAAAATACGGGTGAGCCCAGAGGCGTGACGGTTGAGGTAGACACAACAGACCTCGATACCATACTTGTTAATCAGATTAAGGGTAAAAGTAACAAATCTCCCATAAGTAAGGATCAGGATATTTTTGAGCTGTTGTATGCCCTTGAGAAAAAATACAAAGAAGAACGCCCTGGTCATGAGTTTAAGGTTAGAAGTCAGTACTACGGGGAAGAGTCAGGTGGCATCAAATGGGATGATGCATACAACACTTGGTTGTGGAGCCTAAAGGGAGACAAAAAACCCGAGTGGAAAAGGGATGAGTCTGGAAACCTAGAGTACTTACTTGATTTCGATTAATAGGAACAACAATGCCAATTGAAAAAGCAACAGTAGCTGAGGACTTGCCTGAGGGCGAAGTCGTTGAAATTGAGATGACTGGTGAAGGTGAGCCGCCGGAGATTGAGATTGAGATCGACCCGGAAGGTGGCGCGACCATCAGCATTGGCGAGGAAGACGACAGTGAAGTCCCCTACGATGCTAACCTAGCCGAAGTCCTGCCCGATGATGTCTTGTCTATGGTTTCTGTGGACTTGATGGCGTTGTTTGAGGCGGACAAGTCGTCGCGTGAGGACTGGGAAGAGCAGTACAGCAAGGGCCTTGAGCTGTTGGGCTTTTCTATGGAAGAGCGGACCAAGCCATTCAAAGGCGCGTGTGGCGTGTACCACCCGTTGTTGTCTGAGAGCATTGTCCAATTCCAAGCGCAGGCTCTTAAGGAGCTGATGCCTGCTGGCGGTCCTGTGCGTACGCAGGTGCTGGGCAAGGAGACCCGTGAGAAGCAGATGCAGGCTGACCGGGTGCGTGACTTCATGAACTACCAAATCACCACGGTGATGGAGGAATACACGCCCGACTTTGACCAGCTGCTGTTTTATGTTGGTTACGGCGGCTCGGCGTTTAAGAAGGTGTATTACGATCAGGACAAGGGCCGTATGGCGAGTTGCTTGGTGTTGCCTGATGATTTGTATATCCCGTACCACGGTTCGTCGGTCATGGCGCAATGCGAGCGCATTACCAACCGTATTTACATGTCCACCAATGCATACCGCAAGGCTGTTGTAGCTGGGCGGTATTTAGATGTTGCTGAGGATTCTGAGGAGTCGGCACCCACCCAAATCCAAGAAGGCGTGAACAAGGTTTCTGGTCAGTCGCCTGCTGGTGATGAGACGGAGATTACGCTGCTTGAGTTCCAAGTGGATTATGACTTGCCCGGGTTTGAGGACACGGATGAGGAAGGCGAGCCGACTGGCATCAAGCTGCCGTACATCATTACGATTGATGAGGCTACGGGGAAAGTTGTTGGTGTTCGCCGCAACTGGAAGGAGATGGATGACCGCAAAGAGCGGGTTGAGTACTACATCCACTACTTGCTAGTCCAAGGGCCGGGGTCCTATGGCCTTGGTTTCCTGCATTTGATTGGTGGTTTGTCGAAGACGGCTTCTGCTGCTTTGCGTCAGTTAGTTGATGCGGGCACGTTGTCTAACTTGCCTGCTGGCTTTAAGGCCAAGGGCGCTCGGATCATGAATGATGATCAGGCGTTGCAGCCGGGTGAGTGGCGTGACATGGATGCGGGCGGTGCTGATTTGCAGTCGTCAATTCTGCCGCTGCCGTATAAGGAGCCGAGCCAGACGCTGTTTGCGTTGTTGGGTTTCTGTGTGGATGCAGGGCGTCGGATGGCGTCGATTACTGATCTGCAGGTTGGCGACAGCAACCAGAATGCTGCGGTGGGCACGACGATTGCGTTGTTGGAGAAGGGCTCCAGCGTAATGTCGGCGATTCACAAGCGCTTGCATTACAGCCAGAAGCTGGAGTTTCAGCTGTTGGCGCAGGGCTTTGCGGATTATTTGCCGGAAGAGTATCCGTACGATGTGCCGGGTGAGTCGCGCAGCATTAAGGCTTTGGACTTTGATGACCGGATTGATATTCTGCCGGTGTCAGACCCCAACATTTTCTCGGTAGCGCAGCGCATTACGATGGCTCAGACGCAGCTGCAATTGGCGCAGAGTGCGCCTCAGATGCACAATATGTATGAGGCGTATCGTCGGATGTATGAGGCGATTGGGGTGCGTGATATTGACACCATCCTGAATAGCCAAGACATTGACAAGCCGAAGGATCCGGCCAGTGAGAATGCGCAGGCTATGGATGGTACGCCGCTCAAGGCGTATGCTGGTCAGCAGCATGATGCGCATATCCGCACCCATATTTTGTTTGCTTTGTCGCCTATGGTGGCCCAGATGCCTAACGTGGCGACAAGCGTGATGAAGCACTTGCTTGACCACGTTAAGCTCAAAGCTGAAGAGGATGTGGAGGCTGAGTTGTTTAAGCAATATGGCACTGATCCTGACCAAATGGTTTCTGCTTTGCAGCGTGAGGCCATGGTGGCGTTGAAAGTGGCGCAGTACTACGAAGAGATGCGCAAACTACAGGATCAGTTGTCTGGCGCAGACCAGCAACAACCGGATCCGGTGGTCGAGCTTAAGAAACAGGAGCTGGCGCAACGTGCTCAGCGTGATGAGACGCAGGCTCAGATTGACCAAGCTAGGATTCAGTTGGATATGCAGCGCGAGCAGAATGATGTTCAGCATGATCAAGCAAAGTTGGCGCTTCAACAAGCCATTGCTGATCAACGAGCAGAGCTTAGCATGAGACAAATGGAGAGTCGCCGTGGCAATTTCCCGCAGTAAGATGGAAAAGCAGGTGGAAAAAGCGCCTGCTAAAGCCAAAAAGTACGCTAAAAAGGGCGAAATGCCGGTAGAAAAGGGCAAAATTTCGTACACTTATCGAAAAGATGCGTTCAAAAAGGTAAAACTTGCGTAATTTTGGTGTATAGTAGGTTTGTGGCCATCGAACAAGGCCCATTTTGTTCGCTTCATTGGATTAGTCCATGCTTGAATTCACTGAAAAACTGCGAAAAGAGCTCCGCCAGCTTAAACGCGAGGCGGAGGAGCAGGTTTTGAGTGGTCGCATAGCGGATATAGCTCAATACAAGCACATGATGGGTCGTCTAGAGGGCTACAAATTCGTGGAAGACGTAGTAAATCGTCTTTTAAGTGAGTATCCCGAAGATTAAGGACCTTTTAATATGGAACTTACCGCGCTGGAGAAGAAATGGGCAGATGAGGCGGCTACAAAGCAGCCAAGTCTCACCGATGCCTATGACAATGACGGCGGATTGCAGGTAGATAAGCTGGAAGGCTCGGTTTTGGACCGAATTCCCAAACCGACCGGTTGGCGAATCATTATTTTGCCCTACAGAGGGGCCGCAAAGTCAAAAGGCGGCATTGCTCTGGCGGACCAGACCATTGAACGGCAGCAGTTGAGCACCACTGCTGGTTATGTTCTGCGGGTAGGTCCACTTGCCTATGCGGATGAGGTGAAATTCCCTCACGGAGCATGGTGCAAGGAGGGTGACTGGATCATCTTTGGGCGCTATGCCGGGGCCCGGATGAACATCGATGGTGGGGAGATCAGAATCCTTAACGATGATGAGATTCTTGCCACTATTCGCGACCCAGAAGATATTCTGCACATGTGAGGTAAGCTATGGGAAACACTACACCAGACGATCAATTAGAGTTTGACTTAGGGGCCGAGGAAAAGGAGACCGAAATCTCCTTGGAGGATGATAATGAGAAGGAAAATGAGGCA